CGCAGGCGGACGTGGTGGGCGTGACTGTCGGCACCGGCGGCATCGTCCGCTCGCTGACGGCGGCGCACGCCACGCCGAGCGTCACTGCGCTGGGCTACGTGGGCCGCAAGCAGTTCATCAAGCTGCTGGCGGACTTTTCCGGCACCCACGGCACGGCCACGCCGATGTCGGCGGTGGCGGTGCGTGGCCTGCTGGATCGCGTGGCGCCGGCCTAAGCCATGGACCTCCGCCTTCTCACCGGGCCAACGTCTGAGCCTGTGCTTCTGGCGCAGGCGAAGGCGCATCTGCGCATCGACGACGGCAACCCGGACGATGCGCTGATCGCCGGCATGCTGTCGGCGGCGCGGGAGGCGGTGGAGAACTACACCGGGCGGGCGCTGATGCCGCAGACGTGGCAGATGCGCTTGCCTAAGTTCCCGGCCGATCAGGGCGCCATTCGCGTCCCGATCGCGCCGCTGATTTCCGTGTCGGAATTGCGAATTGTGGACACAACCGGCGCCGAGGCTGTGCTGTCGGCGTCGGCCTATCAGGTCGAGGCGCCAATCGGGCCGCAGGCCGCGCCGGGCCGCATCCTGCCGGCCGCCGGGGCCACTTGGCCAGCGACGCAGGCTGACACGCTGGGCGCCGTCCGCGTGACGTTCCAGGCCGGCTATGCCAATGCCGCGGCGGTGCCGGCCGCGATCAAGTCGGCGGTGCTGCTGGTGCTGGGCGAGCTGTATGAGCAGCGCGAGGCGTCAGCGGTGCGCGCGCCGGCCGACATTCCTGCCGTAACGCGGCTGATGGCGCCGTATCGGGTGTGGTGGCTGTGATCGGCACGCTGGACCAGCGCATTACCATCCAGCGCGAGGCGCGCACGGCCGACGACTACGGCGGCGCGGCGCTTGCCTGGGTGAACGTGGCCACCGTCTGGGCCAACGTGCGGCCACTCTCCGGCCGTGAGCGTTCAGATTTCGGCGAGGTCGAGGCGCCGGCCAACTACCGTTTTACCATCCGCCGCCGCAGCGACATCACCGCCGCCATGCGGATCACCTGGGCCGGCGCAGCCTACAACATCCGGTTCGTGTCCGATTCCGGCGCGCGCTCGCTCTACATGGCGCTGGAAGCCGAGCGCGGGGTGGCGATCTAATGGCGCGCGCGGAGCAGATGCCCGGCTACCTCCCGCCGGCCAAGATGACAATTTACGGCGTTCCGGCCGACTGGACGCGCGGCGAGTTCCTGGCGTGGCTGGCGGCGCGCAACGGCTGGCGGCATGGTGCCGAGATCGGCGTGAGCTTCGGCGTGACGCTGCGCCTGCTGCTAAAGCGGTGCCGCGATCTGCATATGCTGGGCGTCGACACCTGGGCGAAGAACGATACGCCTCTGGAGCCGGCAGACTGGACGGCGCAGCACCACGAGCGGGCCTATGCGTCCGCGCTGGCGGTGGAGGCCGACTACCCCGGCCGCTGCGTGCTGCTGCGCGGCCCTAGCGTGGCCGTCGTGCCGTCCGATGCCGCTCTCGATTTTGTGTGGATCGACGGCGATCACACCACGGAGGCGGTGTTGGCGGATGTGGCTGCGTGGTTGCCGGCGCTGATGCCGGGCGGCTGGCTGCTGGGCCATGACATCAACTGGCCGACGGTCAAGGCGGCGGTGGACGAGGTGGTGCCGGGCTACATGGTGGGGCCTGATAGCGTGTGGTTCCGGCCGGTGCATCCTGTGCCCGGCTGGTGGGCGGCGGTGGCCTGATGGCGCGCTCCAGGACAGAACTCGATCCACGCTTCCGGCGCCTCATGCAGCGCCTGCCGGACCGGATGACGGACGAGATGAGCGCCGAGATCGCGCGCAGCGCGCTTCTGGTGGCCGCAGACGCCTCCGCGCGTGTGCCGATCGACACCGGCGCGCTCCGCGACAGCATCGGCGTCAGAATCACCAAGACAAGCGCGGAGGTCGGGTTCGACCCGAAGCGGTTCCGCCGCAAGTGGAAGAAAGCGGGGTGGCGCGCCGTGTTTGTCGAGAAAGGCACCAAGGGCGCACCGGGCCGCAACATCCCGCCCATGGCCGCCCGGCCGTTCCTGCGGCCGGCGTTTGAGGCCAACCGCCAGCAGATCCTGGAGCGGCACCGCGCCGCCGTGGTGCGGCTGCTGCACCAGGCGGCGAGCCTGTGACGGCGCAACTCCCACTTTACGCGGCCATCTACGCCGCACTCGTGGCCGCGCCGCCGATCGGCGCCGGTGTCTACGAAGCTGCGCCGCAGGGTGCCGACTACCCGCATATCGAGATCGACGGCGGCCGGGCTTACGACTGGTCGGCGCAGCTTCTGCGCGGCGAGGAGACACTGGTCGAGATCCACGTCTGGAGCCGATACCGCGGCCACAAGGAAGCGCGCGAGTTGCTGGGCAAGATCAAGGATCGGCTGCATGAACAGCCGCTGAGCCTCACCGGCGCGACGTTCATCGACATGCGGTTCGAGGATTTGGAGCTGTTCACGGATGCAGACGGCATGACGCGGCACGGCATCATCCGGTTCCGCGCAACGACGACGGTGGCCGCATGACCTGGATACGCTTCATCGCCCGCGGCAAGCAGATCGAGCCGGATCGCACCGCTCGCTATTTCGTGCCGGGCGAGATGCTGGACATCGAGCCCCACCTGGCCGCGCGGTTCCTGGCCGAACAGGTGGCCATTGAGGCCGATCCTCCAGAGCCAAACGTGCAGGCCAACCCCTTCATCCCGCCGCGCCTGGGCGACGATCCGCTCACCGTCGCCTGCGTTTGGAAGCGCGGCGGCATCTACGACAAGCACGACTACGTGGGCCGCATGGCGCGCGCCGTGAAGCGCCACCTGTCCCGGCCGCATCGCTTTGTTTGCCTGACTGACTCCCATGAAGTGCCGGACGGGGTGGAGCGGATCGCGCTTGCGCACAACTGGCCGGGCTTCTGGAGCAAGATCGAGCTTTTCCGGCCCGGCCTGTTCCGCGGCCCGGTGCTGTATCTGGACCTCGATACCGTCGTGTGCGGATCGCTGAACCCGATTGCCGACGCCATCGAGGCCAACCCTCTGCTGTGTTCCTGGGACATGAAGCACGGCTGGATCAACTCCAGCTTCCTGGCCTGGAACTGGGATTTGTCGTGCGTCTACGAGGAGGTCGCGGCGCATCCGGCCGGCGTCATGCAGATCTATGACGGTTCGGGCCCGTGGTGGGGCGATCAAGGCCACCTCCAGGTGACGCTGGAGGAGCGCCGCATCCCATGGGCCTGGGTGCAGCAGGTGGTGCCGCATGCGGTGGCCTGGCAGCCGATCCCGCTGCGCGGCCGTCTGCCGGCACCAAGCGTCGCCGTGTCGATGTGGTATGGCGCGCCCAAGCCGCACGAGATCAACACCGAATGGATGGCCCAGAACTGGGCCTGACAGCTACCGGCTCCGGCCGGCGCCTCACCGGGTCTTAGGCAAGCCCGCCGCAGCGTCGTGACGGCGCCGCATTCCCTCAGATGGAGCCTCTCGCATGTCTGGCACCCTCGCCTTCAAGGGCCGCTCCGCGGCGCTTCAGATCAGCTCGAACGGCGGCAGCACGTTCACCACGATCGGCGGCGTCCGCACCAACGGCATCACGCTGAACAACAACCCGGTCGACATCACCAACGTCGACAGCAACGGGTTCCAGGAGCTGCTGGCGGATGGCGGCGTGCAGTCGCTGTCGATCTCGCTGGACGGCATCGTGGTGGACAACACCCCGTTCGAGACGATGCAGACGCAGGCCGACGACCGCACGCTGATCTGGTATCGCCTCAGCTTCGCCACCAACGGCGTGATCAGCGCCCGCTTCGCGGTGGCCAGCCTGCAGATCGGCGCGCCGTATGACGGGGCGCAGACGTTCTCCGCGACGCTGAGCAGCTCCGGCGCGATCACCCTTACGCCGAGCACCTGATGCAGAACCCTCGCAAGGAGATTGAATTCCCGTGGGGCGAGGCGGTCATCCGCTCTCGCCCGACGATGGCGCGGGTGTCTGAGATCGAGACGAAGTTCGGGCCCGCGCCGGCATTGGCGCGGCGCCTGATCAACATGGAGCTGTCGATCAGCAAGGAGCTTTTGCCGCTCCTGGCGATCATGCTCCGTGGATGTGACGACGTGCCCAAGGGCGACGCGGCGATCATGCAGCAGGCTTTCGAGCTTGGCGCGGTGGCGTTCGTGGCACCGGCCACGCTCTGGCTGGTGGCGTCCTATCAGGTGGACGAGCCGGTTGAGGCACAGCCGTCGGGAAACTGACGGAACCGCAGCCGCTACCATATCGCCGGCTGATGCAGCAGGCGTTCGGGTGGCTGCGGTGGACACCGGAGGCGTTCTGGGGCGCCACGCTGGCCGAGATCCACAGCGCGACGATTGGCTACCTGGAAACGCGCGGCGTGGCTCCGCGCGACGCCAAGGCGGACATCTACGACGAGTTGCTTGAAGTGGCGCGCGACGCGATCCGCGCCGAGCGTAGAGCAAAGGAGGCGGCATGAGCGGCACGACTGATGCAGGCCGGCTCCTCGTCCGCATCGAGGCCACCACGGCGCAACTGCGTCAACAGCTCCAGGCCGCCGAACAGCAGGTGGCTGGCACTGCGGCGAAGATCGACAGCCAACTTAAGCAGGCAGACAAAGCATTCTCCAGGCTGGAGGAGGCCAGCAAAGCCACCCAGCAGGCCGTGGCGGGCCTTGCCGGCAAGCTGGGTCCGATGGGCGGTGTGCTGTCTGCCGTAGGCACTGGCGGCGCTGCGGCGGCGGCCGGCCTGGCCGTGCTGGGCGCTGGGCTGGTGCAGGTGGCCAAGGCCGGTGACGAGGCCAACGCCACGCTGGCGAAGCTCTCCAGCTCCACCGGAGGCGTGGCGCAGGCCACGCAGGTATATGAGGGCCTTTTCCGCCTGTCGCAGCAGACGGGCATTGCGGTGGCAGAGAGTGCCGGCGCGTTCTCCCGCTTTGCCGTGGCAGCGAAGGAGATCGGCGGCACCAACGCGCAGGTGCTGCAACTGGTTGGCGGCATCCAGAAAGCCGGCATCGTGGCCGGCGCGTCGGCGCAGGAAGCCGGCGCTGCGGTGCAGCAGCTTGCCCAAGCTCTCGCATCCGGCAAGCTCCAGGGCGACGAACTGCGCTCGCTGCTGGAGAATATGCCGCAGCTTGCGCAGGCGCTTGCCAAGGAGTTGGGCGTCGGCATTGGCCGCCTGCGCGAGATGGGCACCGAAGGCAAGCTGACGGCCGACGTGGTTTTCCCGGCGCTGCTTCGCGCGACTGAGAAGATCAGCGAAGAATTCGACAAGATGCCGATGACGATCGGCAGGGCTGGCGGCGCGCTCGCGGCTGCGGTCCAGAACTTTGGCGCGGAGCTGGACAAGGCTCTCGGCCTGTCCCAGCGGATCGCGGCGGCGCTGAAGGCTGCGGCCGACGCGATCAACGGCATCCAGCGCGTGATCCTGCCCACGGAGCGCCAAGCAGCTGAGGCGGCGGCGCTGTCGACGCGGCAGCGCGCGGACGAGATGCGGCAGCGCCTAACGGACTCCCGCGATCGCTCGCAGTTCCCGGACGGTCCCGCCGGCGATCGGCTGTTCGCGGCGGCGCGCGCCAACGAAGATCCGCGCATGGGCCGCGACGCCGAGGCGGCGGAGCAAGCCGCACGAGATGCAGAGGCACGCCTTCAGTCGATCCGCCGCGAAGCTCGCGAATTGGAGCGTGCCGAACGTGAAAATTCCGCGCGTCAAGCACTGGACGCCTCGCGTCAGCAGGCGCAAGCGGCTGCCGAGCAGTTGCGTCTGGACTTGGATAAGGACTACGCGCTTCGCAAAAAGCACGAAGAACGCCTGAAGGTGATCGAGCGCGCCGAGGCCACCGGCGCCATCGGCAGCGCACAGGCGGCAGCGCAGCGCAAGCTGGCCAACGACGACCTGGCCGACGGCCTGAAGAAGCTCGCGGACGGCCACAAAGAGGTGGGCCGCGCAGCCGCCGACGCCGACGGCCACGTCAAGGAATACCTAAAGGACCAGGAGCGCATCGCCAAGGAAGCGGCGAAGGCGCAAGAACAGGCGGCCGAGGCGATCCGCCGCTACCACGAGCGCAGTTTCGACGCCGTGGTGTCCATAGGCGAGCGCGCTTTTGAGCGGCTGGGAGATGCGATGGTGGATGCGTTCGTGTCTGGCCAGGGCGCGGCGGTGAACTTCGGCAACGTGGCGCGCGGCATCGCGGCGTCGGTGGTGACGGACTTCGCCAAGTTGGCGGTGGTCAACCCGATCCTCAACAGCATTTTCGTCGGCAGTCGCGGCCCGCGCGAGACGCTGAGCGC